TGACGCTATCAACGGATGGCATGAAGCTGACTCTGATCTTAAGCCCTCGCATGCGAACGGAGACGATTGCATTGAGGTTGGGAACAACCCGGAAAAATATGTTGAGTTAGGCTACAAGCTGACCGATGTGGTCGTGCAGAAGCGTGAGCGCGTAAACTTTTGTTCGCAGATTTTCCAGGAGATGCGGGATGACGACGGGGCTCTTACCTATGTGAGAGTGCCCGACAGCTTAGCAAAGAGTTTCTTTAATGCTATGGTAGCTGCTAACAACATGGAGTCCCTTATGGGGATTTTACAACATGTGTTTCAGCACCCGGGCTACAAGCTCTTCGTGGAGGCTCTCGAGCTCGCGAACAAGCTTAACAAGCGGGAGGAGTCTGTTGAACTCCCAATACGACTGTAGTATATGATTTTAGACGTGCGTGTAGTGTGTTCTTTGATTGTTGTCTACGTGAGTTCGTGTTTGTTATTGTTTTGCTATCAAGATGCCGAAAGTGAAGAACGTAAAAGGAAAGAAGCAGAAGGTTGCCAAGAGGAAGAAATCGACTGGGAAGAAAATGAAAGGTTCATCCAAGCCCAATGGGCATGAGATGATGAAGTTTGCTATGCAGACTTGTTCAGTTACCAATCCGTTTTGTCCTGAGGCTAAACATGGCAGGTGGCCTGATAACAACTTTGCCAAAACCACACCGTGGTGTTTGGAAGGTTATACAAATGGCATTGTAACAAATGCCAGTGGTGATGGCGCAGTGTTTTTCCTCCCCTCTCTAGCTGGGCAGATTGTTTATCCGCTAAGCTTGACGGGAGGAGATGTGCAGCTTCAAACCACAAGTTCAGGTCTTGCGCCGCTTCCTTCTGGTGTTGCTAGATTTAGAATCACTAGTTGGGGTGTTAAGTTGAGTTGTCACACAAGTGCTATGCTTACGCAGGGCGTTTGTCAGATTCGACTTTTCTCGCCCCTCAAATATGCTACTATTGTTGATTACAATAAGGGTGTTGCTACTGCTGATGTTGTGGAAGATATTCCACTGACCCGAGTGGCTGGTAATGATCTTTTTATCATTCCTATGCCTATGGGTGATTTGGCACGTGAGTGGCGTGATCCTGACACTGTGAATTTTCAGACAGCAACTAACATTGGTTGGCAAGTTATTAGTGTGGGTATTTC